TTAAAACTTCACCAGCTGCAGCTTCTCTGTCTCACCCAGCCGCTCGCCAATCGCTTCCAGCGTCGGCTGCCAATACTTCTCCGTCACCTTATCCACATCATAAGCCAGCGCCCCGTCCCTGGCTCGCTTGCGATAATCTTCATTGCCTCGCATCCGGTACGCGCTCTCCAGCGCCTCCCGGATCGCCCCCGTGCGTGGGATGTATTGCCACGCCCCCAGCGGCGTCCAGAACTTATCCGCCTCTTCCCGCGGCACCTTCCACCCGCTGAAGGTCAGCTCCGTCATGCTGGTCCACTCCCCGGTGATCACCGGGCAGCCTGCCGCCTGGCTCTCCACAATTGGGATCCCGAACCCCTCGCCCATGCTGACCGCCAGTGTCACATCGAACGCGTTATAGATAGCGTTCATATAGGCTTCGTCGTAACCCAGCATCGCCTGGTACTGGTCGCAGAACAGCACATCCAGCTCCGCCGGGTCCGAGCTGCCCACCAGCCCCCACTTCAGCCCGTTCAGGTCGCAGAACTCCGCCAGGTTCATCCCCTGGTTCTCACCGTGCATCCCCAGCACCGTGTGGCAGTACAGCAGCGCCTCCGGGTGTCCGTTCCTCTTGAACTCTCCGAACGCTCCCAGGTTCTGCGCCCAGGATTTTCTCGCTGGCATACCCTTGTTTGCTGCCACGATCCCCACCACGTATAATGATGGATCGATCCCCAGCGATTCCCGCACCTTCAACCGATCCACCGGCGCAAATGCCTTCGTATCCACGCCGTGCGGCACATAATAACAATCCATCCCGGCTTCTTTCACCCGCTCTTCCGCGTGCCTGCTGTACACAATCCGGGCATACGCCGCCGTCACCGTATTCTTTACCGGCGGCGGCAATGGGTCGTGGTCGCATGGGAACCACGGCACCCAGCGCGTCCCCGCCATGATCAACATCGGGTTCACCACCCAGGCGTCCATCAACGTGATCAGGATGTCCGCATGGAAGTGCGCCGCATGCGCGCTCATCACATCCAGCCCAAAACCGTCATACCCTCTCGGATAGACCTTGATCCCATTCCAGTTCAGCACCCCGCCTTCCAGTCCATAGAACGCCGTCACCGCCACCTCGTGCCCCAGCTTCTGCAGCCGCGGCGCAAACAACAGCGTCTGGTTCCCGTACCCCGTCCGCGCCCAGGGCGCATTACTCATCCAGCTAATCTTCATCGCACCCTCCGTGCGTCAAATTATTCCCTCCGTTAGAGCCAGGCAGGGCTGGAGGGAAGCCTCTTCGATCATGTAGCGATCTATCCTGGCTCATCAAATCATCCTTCTAATCCGTTCAATCCGTTCCCATAATCCGTTGTCAGCTACTTTCCCATCACATAGCTGAACGAAACGATCGAGATCGCCCCGGTGCTCCCCACATTGGCCTCTTTCAGCCCGATGTAGTGGGTCGGCTCCACGAACGGCGTACCCACCGCCCCGAACGCCTGCGGAACGCCTGCCGCATACACGATCGACCCGCCGCTGGCGATTGTCCCGCTCACCGCCGTCCCAGCCGTCCCCAGATCCACCAGGTACAGGCTCGAAGTCCCTGCGCTCTCCTGCAAGAACTCCGCCCCCAGCACCGTGATCCCGCCCCCTGCGGTCGGCACTTTGCACAGCGCCCGGAAGTCGTTTGTCAGCGCCCCGACGTTGCAGCTTACGATATGCACATCAAAAGTGTTAGCCATTTCTCATTTCTCCTTATGCACTCGGCGCTGTTGCATCGGCGTAGATATAGACGCCCCGCAGTGGGCGCCAAATGCCGTGCGCGTAAATCGCCGACATGTTGAACTCGATCCCGCGTCGGCTTTCGTCCCGCTCCGGGCGCACCCGGATTGCCCGACGCCAGTCGATTGCGATCGCATTCCGAGGGAACACGCCTCCTTTGAAGTCATCTGCGCTATCCGGGCTGGCAAACACCTGGTAGATCGGCACGCCCATAAAGGTGAAGGCCTGCGTCATGCCCTGTTTCGTCACCTGGTCCGCCACTCCAGTTGCGGCCACCGTTGTTGCCCCGGCAATGCTGGCCGACTTAGCCAGCAGCGCCGCCTGGTATACATGCAGCACGCACGCCAGCGGTATCTGGTTACTCTTGTTGGCGTTCCGTGCCCGTGCGATCCCAGCCGCCACGTGCCCCCAGGTCAGGGTCGTCCCGGCCGAGCCGATCGTCCCGCCCGTCAGACTGGCAATATCGGTGATCAGGTCGGTCTCGACCTTATCCAGCGCAGCGTAGCCCAACTCCAGTGCCGCATCCCGCAGGATGTTCTCTGGCGCTTCGCTCTCCGCCCGTGCATCGGTCACGAAAAATTGCAAACCGATTTCCGCCGGTGTCAAGGTCTGATCCGCCGAAGGCGTGAACGCCTCGCTGGTCAGATCATCATCGTCGCCGATCGCCTTGGCCGTCCCGCTGTTGTACTTATAGCCAATCCGCGGGTTCATCCCGGCCGCATCTCGGAACTGAGTTACCAGCCCCTGCATCTGTCCCATCTCCCGGACGATGAAGATCGCATCCTCCTGGATGTTGTTAGCGATACTTGAGATATCGCTCCACATATTTATTCCTGCAGCCATATCCTTTTTCTCCCGTAGGGGTGGACGGCGTCCGCCTTACTTGAACGGCGTCCGTCCTACTTGCCCCTACCCAAATAAACGTTTTCTCCGTTGCTCGTCCGTCTCCCCGCTACCCCCACTTGCATTCGGGTTGGTTGGGTTGACATTCGAGCCGGGTTTAACTTTCGGCAGCGCCTCGATGATCGCCTGGGCGTCCTTCTCCAGCTCCTCGGGCGTCTCGCCCTTCAGCCGCTCGGTGAACACCGCCGGTAATCCCGTTTTGATCGCCGCCTCCTGGCGCATCCTCGCCAGCTTCTCATCCTTCAGCTGCGTCTCAAGCTCAGTCAGCTTTGCCTGCGCCTTCTGCAGCTCGGTCATCTCGGCCTCGCTGCGCTTCTTATCCGCCGCCTCCAGATCCGTCAAACGTTTCTGCGCTTTTGCCAGCTCGCGGTTCTCACCGCGCAGCTTCTCGATCAGCGCCATCGCCCGCGCCTCGTCAAAAGTCTCCTTTTGCTCCGGCGTTTCCTTTACCTCTGTAGCCGGGATCGCTGATCCCGGTGTTCCTATCACAACCGTCTCGGTTGCTTCCTGCTTGGCCGTCTCAGCCATCTCTCATCACTCCATTCTTCTCTAAAAAACTCTTTCCCAAAATTGCACTTCTCTGTGCTCTCTGTGTCTCTGTGGTTTGCTCTTTAACCAACTAATTCTTTCAAACTCGCCTCCACCCGCATCGCTCCATAAACCGGGTCCTCCCAGATCCCCGTCATCTGCTCCAACCCGAACTTCCCCTCCTTCCACGCCGCATACTTCCCCGGCCCCAGCATCGCCTTCTGCGCCGCCTCGCTCTGCTTCCCAAACCACTCCGTCCCAATCTCCTTCACTGGATTGTCAAACCCCTTCACCAGCGGCACCGCCGTGCAGCGTCCATTATGGTGGTCGTTCAGAACCTCCTCCACCGGGTGCGGCGTCCCGTGCATCGCCACGCAGCTCATGCACGTCCTCGGGTCACCCAGGCTCGCAAACCATACCCAACCATCCACCACATCAGTATTGGCCAGCATGTTCGCCCGGTTCGCCTCCCGGTACGCCCACAGTTGCGCCGTCCGCACGAACCGCAGCGCATCGCTCAGCCCCCGCCCGAACGCCTGCTGCACCGCCGCCGCGATCTTGCGCGGGTTCCATCCCAGCGTCACGCCCTGGATGATCGCCTGCATCACCGCCTCAGCCGTATTCGGAGCCAGCAACGCCAGCCGTTTGAATAGCGGGCTATCCGGCCCCAGGAAGCCCAGTAGCATTTTGATCGTCTCCACCGGCAGCCGGTTGAACCCTGCTGATAAACTCGTATCGCCCTTCAGCAAGGCGCTGATCATCCTGCCCACGCTCTCGCTGCCCAGCGTGATCCCCAGTTCCGATGCGATCTCGATCTCGTTCGCCGTCAGCGCCTGGAAGCCCGCCAGCTCCTGCATCAGTTGTCCCATCAGCGCTTTATACCGCTCCAGCCGGGTCAGTTGCCCCATGCTCAACTTCCCGCCCGCAGCCGCTGCCTGCATCAATAATGCCTCGATCTGCGCCGATAGCCGCACATATGCCCGCTGGTACGCATCGATCAGCCGTCCCATCGCAGCCGCCTCCCCCCTGGCCAGCTGCGCCTGGTACTGCTGCGCCACCTGGATCACGGGTGGTATTTGCTCTGGCATCCTAAATCTCCATCCTGATCTGCAATTGCGCCTGCTGTATGCGCTTGACTGCGATATTGAAATATTTTTCACAAATCTCGATCCCAATGAACTTGCGCCCCGTCTGCACGCAGGCGACTCCGGTTGTGCCGCTGCCAAACATGGGATCAATTACTAATCCGCCCGGATTGGTTGAAACAGAAACTAAACGGCGGAGTAACCATTCCGGCTTAGTCGTTGGATGATTGGTATTGTCGTTGCAATTAACAATCGGTCCACTTATCACGTCAAGAGTTTTTTTGTCTGCATTAAACGGACGGCGCAAGTCCTCGTACTCCCGGCGCGAGTCCTCGTACTCCCGGCGCAAGAA